ACTGCAAAGAGAACTAAAAAAGCAAAATCTGCTGTTGTTGTTGCATCATCTGTGCCAGTCTTGTCTATTCAAGATAGAATTCGTGAAAAGGCATCCGAAGAAGTCGGAGAGATTGAAGGACTTGTTGATGAATTCATTGCTGGTGGTTGCAAGTTTGCGCCAGATATGCAATCATACCTAAAGGGCAAAGTCCTATCTTCCGTTGTGCAAAAGCGTATGTGTGAAGTATTCATTAAACGGTCTAAGCAATTTGAAGACGTTATGAATACTTCCGATGCTGATATCAAAGAGGGTTATTCTAATTTCAGCAAAGTGCAATTGCGTAAGGTCAAAGAATTCTATGATTCGGTTATTGCAGAAACAAATCGTGGTGCAGAAAATAAACCCGTACGTAAAGCACGTAAAGTAAAAGAGAAACCCGCAAGTGTCATTGCATCTAAAGTGCAATACATGAAAGATTTTGCTGAGTTGAATTTGAAGAGTGTTCTACCAGAAAAGATCATTGGTGCAAATCAAGTGTGGTTGTACAATACCAAAACTAAATTGCTTGGCATGTACAATGCTGACAATGCGAAAGGTTTGACAATCAAAGGTACGACAATTCAAAACTTCAATGTTGAAACATCAATTGGCAAACGATTGCGTAAACCTGATGTGGCTGTTAAGCAGGTGCTTGATGGTGGCAAGATTGTGCTGAAAAAACTGCTAGACGGATTGACAACTAAACCTGCCGAGTTGACAGGGCGCATTAACTCTGATACAATTATTGTTAGAGTATTAAATTAAAGGAATATATTATGGCAATCGTTACTACAAGTGAAGTGCATGATCGTGTTAAACATGTTGATGCGCTTAAAGATGAAATTGAAATATTAAAGAGCCGAATAGAAGACCATGACACTGGACATATTCATACCGCAATCTCGGTACTTGAATCCCGAGTTAAAGAACTATCTGGTTGGATTGTTCAGAACTATTGAGAATATAAAATGATTTTGATTGACTTGAATCAGGTAATGATTTCAAACCTGATGATGCAGATAAATTCAAATGCATTAAACGTAATTGATGAAAACATGGTCCGCCACATGGTGCTGAATAGCATTCGCATGTACAACATGAAATTCAAAGATAGTTATGGTGACATTGTTATCTGTTGCGATGACAAGAAGTACTGGCGCAGAGACTACTTTCCCTACTACAAAGCTGGTCGTAAGAAAGACAGAGAAGCATCTCCGTTTGACTGGAATCTAATCTTTGAAACGCTAAACAAAGTGCGTGATGAAATCAAAGAATACTTTCCGTACAAAGTGATTCAAGTTGACAAGACCGAAGCCGATGACGTTATTGCTACGTTGACGCACAAGTTTGGTGTTCCGCTTAAAAACAGTTCTGCCGAAAAGATTCTGATTTTGTCTAGCGATAAAGACTTTATGCAATTGCAAAAGTTCGCAAACGTAGAACAGTATAGTCCAATGGGTAAGAAGTTCTTGCGTACCAATACTCCAGAAGCATTCTTAAAAGAACACATTATCAGAGGCGACAGAAGCGATGGTATTCCTAACTTTATGTCTTCCGATGACACATTCGTAACAGAGGCACGACAAAAACCTGTAACTGAGAAAAAGCTAAATAAGTGGTTAGAAGAAGAACCTGAGTCTTTTTGTGATGAAGTGATGCTGAGAAATTACAAGCGAAACGAATTGCTGATTGACCTGTCTAAGATTCCAACTGAGTATCAAGAAAAGATTCTTGATGCTTATGAAAATACCCCTAAACGTGGTAGGGAAAAACTACTTAACTATTTTATCCAAAACCGCATGAAGCAGTTGATGGAACATATACAGGAATTTTAAAATGGCTATTGATATTAGTAAGATGACTTTACCGGAATTGCTACAACATGTCGCAGAATTACCAGCGGCTAAAAGAGCAAGTGCATTAAAGCAAATTGCAAATTTGACACCAGAATTGAAAACGGTTTTACGATATACATTTCATAAGAATGTTATATTTGACTTGCCCGCAGGCATTCCCCCATACAAACCTATGGAAACTCCTGCCAATTGGGGACACAATCGTCTTCCAAAAGAATTGAGAAAGTTTGAATATTTTCTAAAGGGTAGTGCTATAAACTCTATCAAACGGGAATCAATTTTTATTGAGGTTCTTGAAACGGTTTCTCCAGAAGAGGCTAAACTTGTTTTGATGATGAAAGATAAAAAACTTACGTATAAAGGCATCACTAGAAAACTTATTGAAGAGGCGTTGCCCGAAATCTTGCAGGGAGAATCAGAGTAACAAATGGCTAAAACAAAAAAGTATTCTAGTTTCCGTGACTTCTATGAAGACGAAGGTCGAGCAAGGAAACCGAAGTTGAACGAATCTAAAAAACAAAAAGATAAGTTCAAGCACCAAACTAAGTTTATCGACCCACAAAATCTTAAAGAAGATGATTGGGACGAATTTGAAGAATTTGATGAGTTAAAATAATATGTACTTATATAATGAAAACGGAAAGCATCTAGGTTGGTTCACATGGAAAGATGCCTACGAAGTGAGCAAAAACATTGACTTTGCTGTATATTCTTTTGCGTTCATGGATAAAATTCCTAAGAACAATGTACTTCCTTTTCAACTGGAAGATACTTTTTATATCGGCATGTCATGTGGTAGATATTTCGATAAGAAGAATCGTACACCAACAGGTGGTACCTATGCAACATATTTGCAGAAGCGACTTCTAATTCACAATAGTTATTTGTCAAAACTAAATTGCGAAAAGAAGTCTGAAATGTTTTTTGAACGTTACGATCCAGTACATCATCCAGAGAAACAAAGATTCGTAAGCATTTCAGTTCCAGATGAAAAGATGGATGATTATGCAATTCGTGCATTTGTTAGTCTTGTTGAATCTGAACATGTTTACTTGTACACCAAACAATTTGGTGAACCTCCGTTATTGAATTTAGATGAACAGTACAAACCAAATCGTAAGAAAGATTCAATATCGAATCGTGTAATGAGTTCTCCCAGTCTACTATCACATTTTGGATAAATTATGAAAAAAGAATTAGATGAAGCACTGGTAGCAAAATACCCAAAGATTTTTAAGTATCGTCATGCGCCAATGACACACACCGCTATGTGTTGGGGTTTTGATTGTGGTGATGGTTGGTACAACATCGTTGATGTATTGTGTGGGAACATTCAAAGTCACGTTACCAATAAACGCAATTATCGTGCGAGAACATTGAAATTCAATCGTGCGTTGAAACGTGCATTGGCTGGAGATACACGACCACTTCAAATGCATTTTACGTTTAGTAGTAATAAAACAGAACCAGACGAGTGGGGAATTGAACATGCTAACGATGCAATTGTAAAAGCAAAATTCAAAGAAGTTCCACCACCTATGCCATACATCACAGCAAGCCAAGTGAAAGAAAAGTTTGGCGGATTGCGATTCTATACAAATGGATATGATGGAGAGGTTAGTGGAATGATTCGCATGGCTGAGTCCATGTCATATCGTACATGTGAAGTGTGTGGTAATCCTGGTCGTTCAAACAACTACGGATGGATTTCAACATTGTGTGATACCCATCGATTAGAACGAGGCGAAGAGTTGCCGCAAAACGAGGAACTAGAGTCCGAAGATTGAATACCGAAGTACTAATACCCATTTCCAAGCCGTCCTAGACGGCTTTTTTGTTGTTTTTTCGCAACAAAGTGTTGTATTTTTGCACAAAGCCAAAATAACCGTTGACTTGCCTACCAGTACCTGTATAATAGATTCTGTAGTGAGTGAGATTAATAGGAGATTTAAATGCTTACAGTTTTGATGATTTTTGTTGCGATGGTTCTGTTCGGTGCCGCTGTTAGTGGTTCTGTGAAGACTCTCGGTTAATTGATAAAGGAAATGAAAATGATTGACGGATTTAACGAATACCTCGAATGCATCAAGGCTGACTATGTTAAATGGCATGGTGACAATCCTTCTGAAATTCAAAAAGCAATGGCGCAAGAATTTTGTGATTCCTTGTCCTATGAAGTTGGTCGTAGTTACATCAAAGTAATTACTGGTCGTGCTGGTA